GCGCTCGCCGATGCCGAAGACGGCTCGATCGCCGTGCTCGCTTCGCCGGTCGCCGTGCTCGTGCCCGTGCTGCCCGGCGATCCCGAAGACGACCGGACCGACGAGCTATGGGCCGAAGTTGTCGAGGTCGAGTCGGCGACATTCCGGCTCGCCGTGCTCGCGCCCGACCCCGACCGGCACGGCGTGATGCTCGGCGAGGTCGAGATACCGGCGGGCGCCGACTCGGCCGCGGACATGACCCTAACGCCGCGGGCGCCAGACTACGGACCCGGCGCGCCCGGCCCGCCCGGACCGGCCGGGCCGCAGGGACCGAGCGGCGTTCCGGGTCCGCCCGGCGAGCCCGGCGGACCGCCCGGACCGCAGGGCGACCCCGGCCCGAGCGGACCGCCCGGCGGGGTCGGCCCCGAAGGACCGGCGGGCGGGCCGGGCGAGACGGGGCCGCAGGGACCGGCGGGCGAGGTCGGCGGACCCGGACCGCAGGGACCGGCCGGGCCGACCGGACCGGAAGGGCCGCGCGGACCGCAGGGCGAAGCCGGTCAGACGACGCTGATCGTGGGCACGTTCGGGCAGCAAACCGAGCCCGCCGATCTGCCGCCGGGCGGGCTCATTCCGGCGGATTGGGACGGCCCCGGCCGACCGGCGACCGCGACTCAAGTCGAGATCGGATGGAGTCTCGTTTACGAGCCGAGCGGCGCGCTCTGGACATACGCCGGGGCCGACTGGCCGCAGGGCGAATGGTTTAGCCCGGCCGTCGTGCAAGGTCCGCCCGGTATCGAGGGACCGCGCGGGCCGCAGGGCGAGCAGGGACCGCCCGGCCCGCAGGGACCGCCGAGCGCGGCGACCGGCACATTCCAATCCGATAGCGGCTCGTTCCCGGTCGCCGGGTCGGTCACGCAAGCGATCATGGTTACCCGGCTATGGGTCATACCGGCGGGCGAGCTAATACCCGGTAGCTGGTTTGAGGTTCACGCCGTGGGCTCGGGAACCTGGGCGGGTAGCGGGCTGCTCGTCGCCGGGCAGCGATTCAACGCCGCGCTAACCGATCGGTATATCGACCTCGCCGTAAGCAACTGGCAGGCAAACGCGCCGTTTGCCGTGGCGCTGCGCTCGTTCTATCAAGTCGTTTCGACGGCGCTCATTCTGCATTGGACCGAAGCGCTCATGTCACCCCGGCCCGCGCACTCGACGTGGACGGCCGGAAATATGAGTATCGGCGCGGTAAGCCAGATCGATACTTCGGCGGTCACGCCGGGCGCCGACTTGACTGTCGGGCTCACTGCCCGATGGTCGGCGACCGGCGCGCAGACGATCACATTCCGCGGCTCGCGATTGAGCCGCTTTATCGCTTCGCCAGCCCGCGAAGCGACGACCTATGGAGGTAATCAGTAATGACGACCGCACACGCGCCATTCGTGCCGCCGGTCCGGGCGACCGTGACCGAGCCGCCCGAGCCCGAGCCCGGCGAGCCCGAAGACGGCGAGCTACACGACGAGGGCGCGGGACCGGACCCCGACGCCGAAGACGACGAGGTAGGGGGCGAGGGCTAATGGCGCGGTTCGCGTGCGCTACGTGGCGCCCGATCTCGGTCAACTACGGCGGGAACGTCGCCGGGTATCTCGGCGCGATCTTGCACCATCAGGGCGGTAACGGCGGGCTCTACGGCTGGTTTAACAACCCGAGCGCGAAAGTGTCGGCGCATTTCTGGATCGGCAAAAACGGCGCGATCGAGCAATACGTCGACACGAGCCGCCAGGCGTGGCACGGCATGAGCCTAAACAGCCGCTATGTCGGCGTCGAGACTGAGGGCTGCCCGCCGAACAACCCGACCGAGCCGCTCACGGACGCGCAGGTTTCGGCGTTCGCCCGGCTCTACGCCGAAGGGATGCGCGTGCACGGATGGGCGAACGCGCTCGCGAATGCGGACGGGCAACGGGGGCTCGGCTATCACCGTATGGCGGTCAATACCGCGTGCCCGACTCAATCCCGGCTCAACATGCGCCCCGAGATTCTGCGCCGCGCGACCGGGCAAGCGCCGTCGAGCCCGCCGCCGAGCGGCGGCGGCGGCGGCACGCAAGCGCCGAAGTTCTCGGCCAACCCGTATTTTGACCAGAAAACCAACTCGCGGCACGCCGACGTCCGAACGTGGCAAAGCAAGATGCGCTCGCGCGGCTGGTCGATCGACGTCGATCAGATTTACGGGCCGGGTTCCGAGCGGGTCTGTCGCTCATTCCAGAGCGAGAAGCGGCTAACCGTGGACGGCAAGGTCGGCCCGCAAACGTGGTCGATGACATGGACGGCGCCGATCTCATGACCGCGGCGACCGAAGCGCGGGCGACCTCGCCGCCGGGCGAGGCGCCGCAGGACGTCCCGCTCTACGTGTACCGGGGCGACTCGCGCTCGTGGGCATTCCGGCTATGGGTCGACGCCGATGCGACCGAGCCATACGATCTCGCGCAGGTTACGGCGGTCGCCGCGCAGATCCGCCGCTCGCCCGATGACCGCGCTTCGGTCGATCTGACGTGCGCGATCGTGCTACCCAATTACGTGTTCGCGCATCTGTCCGCCGGGCAATCGCAGAATACGCCGCCGGGCCGCTGGGATATGCAGCTCTCGTTTCCCGGCGGTCGCGTGCTGACCGTGATCAAGGGCGCCGTAACCGTAGAACCGGACGTGACCCGATGAGCGAGATAGATGTAACCGTGCCGCGCCCGCCGGGATTCGTGGACGTGATCTCGGGAATGCCGGGCGAGCAGGGACCGCCCGGCCCGCCCGGCGCGCAGGGACCGGAGGGACCGCCCGGCCCCGGCGGGCAGGCGACGATCATTGTCGGCACGTTCGGCGCGACCCGGACCCCGGCCGAGCTGCCGCCCGATGGGATGATCCCGGCCGATTGGGACGGGCTCGGGCGCCCGGTCGCCGACACGCAAATACAGCTCGGCTGGTCGCTGATTTTCGACCCGCTCGGCGAGCTGTGGACGTTCGTGGGCGAGGGGCTCAACCCCGGCGGGCAGCCGTGGATTACGCCCGGCGTCTTGCAATCGCCGCCCGGCCCGCCGGGGCCGAGCGGACCCGCCGGGCCGCAGGGCGGGCAGGGACCGCCGGGGCCGCAGGGCGCCCGCGGCGAGATGGGGCCGCAGGGCTCGACCGGCTCGCAGGGCATACCGGGCGGGCAGGGCGCGCGCGGCGAGGCGGGACCGGCCGGGCCGCAGGGCGTGCAAGGTCTGACCGGGCAAACCGGCGTGCAAGGTCCGCCCGGCCAGGATGGCGCCGCGGCGATCATTGTCGGGCAGTTCGGCGTCACGAAAACGCCGGCCGATCTGCCGCCGACCGGGTATCTGCCCGCCGATTGGGACCGGCCCGGCCAGCCCGCTTATCAGTGCCGGATCGGCGATGCTCTGCTCTACCATCGCGACGGCGACCCGCTCGACGGCCAGCTATACGGGTTCGTTTCGCAGGTGAATAACCCGCTCGGATGGGTCGATATCGGAACGATTCTCGGCCCGCAGGGGCCGCAGGGACCGCCCGGCCCGGATGGCGCGCCCGGCGTCGACGGGCAGACCGGCCCCGAAGGGCCGACCGGACCGGCCGGGCCGATCGGGTTTCTCGGCCCGCAGGGACCGACCGGACCGCCCGGCCCGCTCGGCGATCAGGGCGAGCCGGGGCCGCAGGGACCGACCGGCGCGGCCGGGCCGACCGGCGCGCGCGGCGCTGACGGCGAGGTAACCCGCGCCGAGCTGGTCGCCGCGCCGTATGGCGTGCCGATCTCGCTCGGCCCCGGATGGGTCGACGGCAACGTCGCCGGTCCGCCCGAGCCGCCGCTGCGGTTCTACTATCACCGCGGCGTCTGCTGGATTGGCGGCTATATCCAATGGACCGGCGGCGGGCTGCCGAACGCCGGAACCGTTATCGGCGCGTGCCCGCTCGGGTTCTACTGCCCGACGTCGATCTACACATGCCCGGCGATCGTGGTCGCGCCGGGCGGCGGGCGGGTAAGCGCGCAAGTGATGATCGTGCAGGGTTATCAGCTACAGATGTACTCGGCCCCGTCCGACTGGCCGGGGGCGACCTCATTTCAAGTGCTGTTTCTCGACGCGATCCGGTTCGTTCCGACCAGCGCGCCGCCGTGGCCGCCGACCGGCGAGCGCCGCCGCGAGACTAACCGGCTCGACCCGCTGCCGCCGCCGTTCCCGCTGCCCGGCTAATGCGCCGGGGGGTCGATTGGCGCGGGGTCGCCGCCGCCGTGCTCGCGCTCGGCGTGGTCGCCGCCGTGATCATCGGCGAGGTTTTCGCGTTCCTGAATAAAGACCGGACCGTCACGACCGAGGAAGTCGCGACACTCTCGACCGTGCTAGGCGCGGCGGTCGGCGCGGTCGGCGGGTACATCGGCGGATACATCGCCGCGCGGCGCCCGCCGCCGAACGGCCCGCCAGCGCTGCCACGATCAACGGACGGCGGCGCTGGCGAGCCGCCAGCTATGAACGGACCCGGCGGCGAAGACGGCGCGTAGCGGGCCGCTAAAACGGCCCCGGCCAGGCCGGGCGGGTTTCTCCGGGGCTGGCGGGCGCGCCCGCCAGCACGGCAGAGCATAGCCCGGAACGGCCCGCCCGCGCTGCCACGATCAGCGGACGCGCGCTGTAGCGGCTCGGGCGCTGTAACCGGATGCACGGCCCGCCGGGGCGCTTAGAAACGCGCTAAGCGCTGCGAGGCTGTGAGCGGGCTAACGATCCGGCGTCGGGCTCGGGACTAATCCGAGCCCGGCCGATATCGTCGGGACGCCAGCCGTGGGGGGCTGGCCCAAACCGAAAGGAAACCACCCGCTATGACGCACTCGATCGTTTCTAGGTTCCGGGCTCGCGCTGTGCTCGTTCCGCTCGGCGCGCTCGCGCTGATCGCTGGCAGCTCGACGGCCGCGTTCGCTGGCCAGACGCCGACCCCGGCGCCGATCGCCAGCTATGGCGCGCACCATCACGCGCCGAAGCATTGCGAGCTGGTCTTGCTGACCGGCTCGGCAGCCGACCACGACAACGCCGGGCAGGACGTCGGCGGCGGGTACGGCTCGCAGACCGCCGCGCCCGACTACGGCAGCAAGGGCAAGCCCGCCGCCGAGCGGGTCAAGGTCGAGCAACTCGCCGAAGTCTGCGAGCAGGGCGAGCATCTGACCGTGTTCGACGTGACGCGCCCGTTCGCGCAGGAAACCGAGCCGACCCCGACCGGATACCCGGCGCCCGACTCGCCGAGCGCCTACGTGACCCCGGCGGCAAGCGCTAGCTAGCGCCCGACGACGGCGAGCCGCGCCCCGGAATTCCGCTCACGGGGCGCGGCTCGCTCGTGTCTGCTCACATATGCCGGGCGATCTTGTTAATCAGCTCGCCGGGCGACCACGCCGAGAATGTCGGCTCGCCGTGCGGCTCGGCGTCCGCGGGCCGGGCGAGCCATTCGACCCGGCCCGCCAGCGCGATAAACCAGACATGCCAGCGCCCGGCGAACCGCTCGTTTAGCTCGACCGCGCGCGCCAGCATCGCGCCGTAATTGAGAATCCCGGCGGGCACGCCGACGTCGTCGGCGAGCTGCCGCAGGGCATCGTCCATCGCCGCCCGGTAGGGGTCGAGCTGTTCGGCCGTGGGCTGGTCGTGCTCGGGACAGTAAGCGCGATCGACGTCGAGCCCGCTATCGGTCGCCGCGGTCGCGCCGATCAGGTGATGCCAGACGCCGCCGGTCAAGACGCAGAATCGGGGCTCGGGCTCGGTCATAGCGCCCGCTCGATCCGATGGATAACCGCGCGAATCCGGTTCTCTAGCCGCTCGGCCGCGGACCGGCCCGCTTGCTCGGCCGCAGGATGGAAGAAACCGGGCGACTCCAGCGCCCGCCCGAGCATCCCGGCGAGCAACCGCCAATCGGGCAGACTCGGGAACCAAACCGGCTCGGCGACATGATCGCCCCGAAGCCGATCGACCGTCTCGGCGCCGAGCCGAACCTGATAACCCTCGCGCAGATACTCGACCCCGGCCGTAAGCGCGTCGACCGGCTCGGCGAACACGAGAGTTTTCGGCGGCGACTGACCGCGCCAGATCAGCACGCGATACTCGGGCCGCGCCGCGGCGGCGGCATCGCCGGTCGCGCGGCGCTGCGCCCCGAGCCCGTCGCGCTTCACGCCGCGCCCGCCCGCTGCGAGGTCGAGGCGGGCCGGGATAGCCGCGAAGCCATCAGCGCGTCCCGCTCGGCGTCGGCGTGCTCGTAACGCGCCGCCATGCGGTAATCAGAGTGCCCGAGACGGTGCATACGCTCTTTCAAGGTCGCGCCGTTCCGGGCGAGCCAAGTCGCGCCGGTATGCCGCAGGTCGTGAAAGTGGAAGCCGGGCAAGCCGACCTCGCCCCGCGCCCGGTTCCAATCCCGGTAAATTTTCGCGCTGTAGAGCTGCGCGCCGCTCGCCGCCGTGAACACGAGCGCATCACGGCCGGGGCCGACGTGCTCGGCCATATGGGCGGCGAGGTCGCCGACCAGATCGGGCGGCACGGCGACCGCCCGGCGACCCGCGGCAGACTTCGGCGGGCCGACGATCAGCTCGCCGTCGACCCGCGAGACTGACCGCCGGATACGGATCACGGCGCTACCGTTCCCGATCTCGACGTCGCGCCGCCGTAGCTCGGCCAGCTCGCCGAAGCGCAGCGAACAGTAAGCGCCGAGCATGACCAGCATTCGCCAGCTCGGCCGCATCGCATCGGCGAGCCGCTCGACCTGCTCGGGCGAAGCGGGCTCGGCGTCGACCGCCCGCCGCGGGTCGGCCGCGCCGCCCCGGACCCGGCACGGCGAACCCTCGCGCAACCCTTCATCGATCGCCGAGCGCATGATCGAGGCGAGCAAGCGGTAAGCGTTCGCCCGCGTGCCGCCGAGCCGCCGACCGTATGCGGCGTGCCAATCGTTCACCATCGCGACCGTAATCGAATCGACCCGGACCGGGCCGAAGGTCGGCAGCAAGTGCCCGTTAAGCAACCCGCGGTATTTGCTCGCCGTGTTCGCCGACAGACCGCCCGCGACTCGCTGCGCGATGATCCGGGCGGCGTACTCGCCGAAGACCGGCACGGCCGACCGGCGGGCCGCGGCGGGCTCGGTCCAATCGCCGCGCCCGATCTCGGTCTGCATACGAGCGAGGAAAGCGCCCGCATCGCCTTTGGTCTGAAACGTGGTCGGCCCGTTATAGCGCTGGCCGCCGACCATGTACGTCGCTTGATACTTACCGCTCGGTAGCTTACGGATCGAGCCGAAGCGGGATCGGCGGCTCATGGCGCGAGTGCCAGAGGCATCGTGCCCGGCGTGCCCGGCGCGAGCCGGTCGGCGGCGGCGAACAGTAGGCCGATGCGCTTACTCGGCCGGGTTCCGTCTGGCCCGCCGATCGCCATCATTCGTAGCTCGGCGGCGAGGTCGGCGTCTGGCAGCACGAGCGCGGCGTCGTAGTGCCGCCGCGCGGCGGCGCGTGTCGCGCCGTTCATGAGGTCACCCGAGCGAACGGGTCGGCGACCGCGCCCGCGGCGGCGAGCGCATCGCAGAGCGCGCAGACCGAGCCGGGCATAAAGCCGTCGTGCCCGTGTTCCTGGCACCATGCCGAATCCGGGTCGGTCGAGCCGACCGCGATCAACAGCACGCCGGGCAGCGCGCAGACTAGCGCGTTGACGTGTATGAATTCCTGCGCTAGCTCGATCGTGCCGAACGCGCGCGACACGCGGTAGCGGTCGCCGCCCGCGTGATGGTAGTAGCTGACTTTGAACATTGGTTTGGTCCCTTCCGCCGTGCGTAAACCGTGCGTAACACAGTCTAGCTTTGTGGTCTGTAGTGGTGCACTGTGGGTAACGCCGATGCGCACGAATCTATGCCCCGACCTGCGCTTATGCCGTCTGACCTGCGGCGATGGGTATTCCCGTTAAGAGATGCGCAATATACGAACATCGCAGGTCAGACCCTATAGCCGCCGCCGCGTGCAACCTACGTGCGACACTCGCGCAGGTCGCCGAGCCCGCCCGAGCTGATCGCGCCGTATGGGTTGACGTGCGACGTCGCCGCGGCGTATTAGTTGCTAGTGAGCGTTCGCGCTCGCCGCCGTACCGAGCCCGGCGTGATCGGCTCGCCGACCCTCGCGAGGTCACGTAGGCCAGACCTCGCCGCCGTACCGAGCCCGGCGTAACCGGCTCGCCTACCCTCGCCGGGTCGCGTAGGTCAGACCCGAAGCGGTTACCCGCTTTGCTGACCGCCGACCCCGGATCGAGGGTTCACCTATGCCGTCTCGCCGCCCGCCCGCGCCGCGCTGGGCGACCCTAGCCGAAGCCGCGATTTACTCGAAAGTGCCGCGCTCGACCCTGCGGCGATGGATCGCGCAGGGATTGCTACCGGCGAAGCGGCTCGGGCCGCGCCGAATACAGGTCGATCTAAACGATCTGGACGCGATGCGCCAGCCGATCCCGACCGCCGCGGTTGGGCAAACGGCAGACGACGAGCACGTCAAGTCTCGGCAAAGTGCGTTTGAACAGGCCGGGAATGGTTAGGGCCGCTAGCGGTCGCCGACCTGCTCGCTCGGCGGCGGGGTCTGGGACCAAGAGCACGAGCGGCGGCGGTATGAGCGGCGGCACCGCGCCGACAACGGCGACGTTGTCCGGGTCGATCAAGCGCCGAAACTACGGCCGAAACCACGGATACCGGATCGACGGCGTCAAGGTGCCCGGCGTGACCACGATCACGGGGCACTATAAGTCGGGCGCGCTGGCGAAGTATCCGGGCACGGCGACCGCCGAATACGCCGTAAACAACTGGGATACCCTCGCCGCGATGGCGCCCGCCGACCGGCTCAAAGCGCTATACGCCGGGCAGTATGCCGAGCGGGACGCCGCCGCCGGGCGCGGAACCGAAGTGCATCGGGTCGCCGCCCGGATCGCCGCGGGCGAGGAAAACGTGCCCTACGCCGACGAGCTGGCCGGGCACGTCGAGGCATACCGCGATTTTCTCGACCGGCTAGAGCCGAAGGTGCTCGCGGTCGAGCTAGTGATCGGGAACCGCGCGCACCGCTATTGCGGGACGCTCGACCTGATCGCCGATCTCGGCCCGATCGAGGTCGAGGGCGCGATCATCCCGCCCGCGCGCTGGCTGCTCGACGCCAAAACGAACCGCTCGGGCATCTGGCCAGAAACCGCGATGCAGGTCGCCGGTTACGCCGGGGCCGAGGTTTTCATCGCCGAAGACGGCACAGAGCGGCCGATGGAATGGCTAGAGGTCGAGCGCTGCGGCGCGGTCTGGATACGCGGCGACGGATGGGATCTCGTGCCGCTCGATACCGGCCCCGATGTGTGGCAAACGTTCACGTACCTAGCTTGGCTCTATCACCACGAGGACGAGCGTAAGGAATGGGTGAGCGCTGCCGCCGGTCCGTTCGCGGCGGCGGCGCTCACATAACCGCATATGCAGCGCGCGGGCCGGTCGCGCTGACACGCCCGGCCCGAGCGTAAGCCCAACCACCGTGGACGAGATTGGACTTGCAAGGTGACCATATCGCAGCTACCCGCGCATACCCGGATTAACCACGCCGACGCGCCGAGCCGCTCATGAGCCCGGCCCGCCGCCAGCCGAACGACGCCGCGCTGCGCGAATGGGTCGCCGAGCTGGAAGCCGCCGCCAGCATCGCCCGCCAGCTCGCGCCGACCGCGTTTCTGCCCGACTCGCATCGCCGCTATCACATGGACGAGCGAGGGTTCCCGCTCAACGGGAAAGATGGGCGCGCATACCGGCTCGACGTCGAGGCGACCACGGCGACCGCCGCCGCCGCGATCATGACCGGGAAAGAACTAGGGCTCGACGTGATGGCTTCGCTTCGCTCGATCGCGATCATCAATAACACGCCAGCCCTAAGCGCGCTCACGCTGCGCGCGATCCTACAGAACGCCGGTCACGATATTTGGGTCGTGGCCGAGAGCAACGCGACCCGCGCGATCGTGCGCGCCCGCCGCGCCGGAACCGACGACGTGCAACAGAGCGTATGGACACTCGACCGGGCGAAGACGCTCGGGCTCTATCCGGGCACCGAGCGCTCGCAATGGCGGCGGCAGCCAACCGCGATGCTGGTCGCGCGGGCGACCGCCGAAGCGGCGCGATGGGTCGCCGCCGACGCGATTCTCGGTATCCCGTATGTCGCCGAGGAATTGACCGACCAGATCGAGGGCGCCGACCCGCTCGCGATCGAGGGCGGCGCCGCGGCGATCGAGGCGGGCAACGGCGAGGCGCCGGGCAGCAAACGCCGCCGCACGCAACGCAAGAGCCGCGCGGCGCTGCCCGCGCTGCCGAGCGGACCGCCGGGCGGGCAGCCGATCGCGCCGGTCGGCGAGCCCGAGCGCGCGGATCTCGACGCCGAGCCCGAGTCGATCCGCAAACCGCAACTCGACCGGCTGCATATCGTGTTCCGCGAGCTGGGTTGGGACCGGGCGACCGCGCTCGCCCATATCGCCGACTGGATCGGCCACAAGATCACGAGCACTAAGAATCTCACCGCGGACGAAGCGCATACGGTGCTCGGGAATGTCGGCGAGCTGCGCAAACTCGCAGGTCAAGAGGCGCCCGGCCAGGCCGCGGGCGCCGAAGACGTGCCGCTGCCCGATACCGAGCCGCCGCTATGATGACCGATGCGGCGCTCGCCGCCATCGCCGAGCGGGTCGGTTTGTGGACCGATTACCGCGATATCGCTTCGCTGCGCGACGACGATCTGCGCGAGCTGCTCGCCGAGCTGGCCGACATGCGGCGGCAGCACTCGCACGACGTCGCGCTGCTCACGAGCTGCCGCCAGCGATACGCGGATCTCGACACCGAATATCGCACGCTCGCCGCGTGGGCGGACCGCTCGCCGCGCCGCCCCGCCGGGCGCGGGCTCGCCGCGGTCGCGACCGACCGCCAGCACGCCGCCGAGATCGGCGAGGCGCCATGAGCCGCCCGGTCGAGCCGCTCGCGATCCGGGCAACCCGGCTCGTCTGGTATCAGACCGACCGGCACTGTTCTATGTGCCATTGGCCCAACCCGTATTTTTGCGGGCCGCACTGCGCCGTACCCGATTGGCCATACGCGAGGGCCGAGTTTTGGTCAAGCTGACCGGCGACCCGTGGGACGACGTGCCCGACGCCGAAGCGCCCGCGGCGTTCGCGGCGTGGTCGGCGATCCATTCGGGCGCGTGGGATCGGCATCTGCTCGTGCTGCGCGGCGCGATCAATGCCCGGCTGTTCGTCGTTAACGACCCGGCCGAGCGGCTCGGCGACGAGCCCGTGCCCTACTGGCCAGCCGCCGGGGCCGCGCCGTGACCGACACTTACCGCACGATCGTCGCCGATCCGCCATGGCCGACCATGCGCGGGGTCCGCTCGGCGAACCCCGGCCGGGGTCACCCGCAACGGCATTACCCGGTTATGACCGTGCCCGAGATCATCGCGCTACCGATCGCCGACCTCGCCGACCCCGACGCGCATCTGTGGATATGGGCGATTAACCGGCTCGTCGCCGAAGCGCACGCCGTAGCCCGCGCGTGGGGATTCCGCCCCGTAACGATGCTCACATGGTGCAAGCCCGGCCCCGGCGTCGGTTACTACCTGCGGAACAATACCGAGCACGCCATACTCGCGACCCGCGGCCGGGCGATGCCGCCCGAGCAGGTGCCGCTATCGAGCTGGTATTGCTGGCCGCGCGGGTCGCACTCGCGCAAGCCCGACGATTTTTACCGGCTCGCCGAGCAGGTGAGCCCGGCGCCGCGGCTAGAGCTGTTCGCCCGCTGGCATCGCCCCGGATGGGCCGCATGGGGAAACCGGGTCGGTTCCGACGTCGAGGTCGAGGGCTGGCAGCCGAACCCGGCGACCCCGGCCGACCCCGGCGACGACCCCGGCGCGCTGTTCGCGCTAGGGGCGCTGTGATCCGGCCCCGGCGCCGTCTGCGCCGAGCCGCCCGCTCGCTGCCCGAGCCGCCGACCGCGCTCATGCCCGCGACGTCGCTCGTATGGCGCGCCGGTCCGCCCGAGCTGGCCGAGTACGTGCCCCGCCATCGGCGCCGCTGTCCGGGTTGCGGTCGGCCGACCGGCGGCGACGTCTGGTGCTGCTGGGTCTGCCGCTTTGCTGCCGATGGCGGTTGGCAGCTCGGCCGATGGAGCGCGCGCGCGCCGTGGCACGACGTGCATACGGAAACGTGCGAGCGGGCCGCGCGGGCGCTCGATCCCCGTTGGTATGCCGGATCGGCGGCGCGCCGTGTCTGATTTTGAGACTCGCCTACGGGCCGAGCTGCGCGAGGTCGCCGACCGGATCGAGCCGACCCGGACACTCGCCGACCTGCGCGACCGGATCGAGCGGCATCGCCCGCGCGCGCGGCGCTGGCGGGCCGCGGTCGAGCGAGCCCGCGCCGTGCTCATGCGGGCGGCGCTGTGACCGAAACCGAGATCGCCGACCGGCTGCCCGCCGACCGCCGCGCCGAGTACGAATGGACCCGGCCGATACTGCCGCGGATCAAGCAGATCGCCGCGAACTATCTCGTAAGCGAGGCGCCCGCCGCCGAAGACATGCGGCACAATACCGATCTGATCGTGCTCACGCTCGCGCCGAAGCGGATCGCCGTCCGAATCCGCCGGGCCGAGTACGCCGACCGCTACGGCGACGAATTCACGCTACGCGCGAGCCGCCCATCGGGCACCGAAACCGAGCTGAGCAAGATCATATCGGGATGGGGCGATTACCTGTTTTACGGATTCGCCGACCCCGCCGACCCGCTCGCTCTGTCCCGATGGCTGCTCGGCGACCTCGCGGTTTTCCGGCTATGGCACGCGACCGCGCTCGGATACCGCGCCCGGCCGTGGCGCGACCGGGCGAACGGCGACCGTAGCTCGGCGTTCCGCGCTTACCGGGTCGCCGATCTGCCGCCCGAATTCGTGATCGCCGCATCATTCAAGGTGCGCCGATGAGCTGCCCGATATGCGGCTATGACGCCGGTCCCGTGCTCGCCGACTGGTGCTCGGGCGCGGGCGGCGCGGGCTACGGCTATCAGCTCGCCGGGTTCCATACGGTCGGATTCGACATTAAGCCGCAACCGCGATACCCCGGCTGTTTCGTGCTCGGCGATTGCATGGACGCGCCGCTAACCGGGTTCGATGCCTATCACGGCTCGCCGCCGTGCGTCGATCACATGCGGTATCGCGCCGCGTGGGCGATCGAGCAAGGGACGGGCTGGCTGCTCGACGCCGTCCGCGAGCGGTTCCGCTCGACCGGCGCGCCATGGGTAATCGAGAATGTGCCCGGCGCGCCGCTGCGCCCCGATTACCGGCTATGCGGCTGCATGTATGGGCTCGGCGCGGACGGATACCTGCTCGTGCGCGAGCGCTGGTTTGAGACATCATGGGGCGGTTTCGCGCTGCGCCCGCCGTGCGTCCACGATGGCCCGGCGATCTCGATTATCAAAAACGGCGCGTTCTACCTCACGCCGCGCGACCCCGGCGGCGGCGGGCACGGCAAGCGGTATATACCGCTCGCGACCGCCCGCCGCGCGATGGGTATCGGATGGATGCGGAAAAAAGAGCTAGGCGAGGCGATCCCGCCCGCTTACACGGCAGATATCGGGGCCGACCTCATGACTCAAGTTCGGGCCGCGGCATGAGCCGGGGCAGAGGGAACCGCGCGCCCGGATGGGTCGCCGAGTATCTGCGCCCGTGGTTCCCGACCGCCGAAGCTACGCCGAACAGCCGGAAGGGCCGCGATCTGCTCGGTACGCCGGGCATCGCGATCGAGGTCAAGACCGGCGCCGAATGGCGCGCGGCGTGGCTTAAGCAAGCGGCGGGCTACGCGGCAGACGGCGAGCTGGCATGGCTCGTCTACCTGCCGCCGGGGCTCGGCGAGCGATCGGTTAACCGGGCGATGGTGATCGTTCCGCTAGAGGTCGCGATCGGATGGGCGGTCGAGGCTGGATATGCACCCGAGCGGGCAGACCCGGAAGGGGGCGAATGATGCCGCGAGGAATCACGAGCGGGATCATCTATATCCCGCTCGACGTGCGCTGGCCGCGGTCTAAGAAGGTCCGCGCGATGATCGTTGAGCACGGCGAGCGCGGGTTCGCCGCGTGGGGGCTCTATCTCGCGATGGCTTGCTACTGCCGCGAGAATCTGTCGGATGGGTTCGTGCCCGCCGCCGAGATCGGCGCGCTCGCCTACCCGCTGCCCGCCGACCTCGCCGCCGGTCTGGTCGCGTTGCTGGCCGACGCGCGGCTGATCGACCCGAGCGGATCGCATAACGGACCGCATAGCGAACCGCAAAGCGATTCGCATACGGCGGGCTATCTCGTTCGTGCCTACGTCAAGCGGAACGGAACGCGCGCCGAGACACTCGACCACGCCGCGAAAGTGTCGGCCGCGGGCCGAACGGCGGCGCTTACCCGCTGGTCAGAGGGCACTGATACGGCGGGCAATGCGAGTCGCAATGCGGATCGTATGCCAGACATAGACAGAGACAGAGACAAACGTCGCGCGCGCGCGCCGGGGCGCGTGGGCGCGCCCGCGCGCGACGACGGCGAGGGCTGGTCGCCGAGCGGCGTACTCGACCAGCCGCCAGCCGCCGCCCGCCGCGGGCGCCCGATCGCCCGGCCCGCCGCGCAGATCATCGCCGACATGCACCGCCCCGGCGGACCCGCAACCGACGATCAGCGCGCCGCCCGAGCCGAGGAAGCGCGGAAGGGGCTAGCGAACCGGCCCGCCCGGCTCGGCGACCCCGAACCCGACCCCGCCGCCCGCTTGCACGGCGAGGCGCTCGCCCGCGCGCAGGTCGCCGAGATCGCCGCCCAACGGCGAGCCGAACCCGCCATCGCGACCGCCGAAGACGACCAGGGCGACCCGCTCGGGCTCGGCGGCGGGCGCGAGGTCGAGGGCGAAGACGGCGAATGGCACGTCGAGCCCGCCGACCCCGAAGACCGGCCCGGCCGGGGCGATGCGGATAACCCCGGCCGGGCCGACCCACCCGAACCCGACCCCGAAGACTTCGGCGAGCTAACCGAGCCCGCCGACGACGAGTACCCGTTTTAGGAAGGGGAACCGATGCCAGACGTCAAGGCAAACGCGATTCTGCCGAAGGGCGAAGCAAACGGGCTCGCGGCAATCGCCGACGAGCTACTCAAAGACCCGACCCGCAAGCGCGCGGCGCTGATTATTTTCGATCTGCGCCGCGGAACCGAGGATTACGACGTGTCCGATACGGTCGCGACCGTGCGAATCCGCCGGGTCGAGCCGCTATTGCCCGATGATCTGCCAAACGCCGAGCTGATGATCCGCCGCGCCGCGCAAGCGCGCACGATCGGCGGCGAACAGCTCGCGTTTGAATTCGAGCAAGAGATCGAGGCGGCATTCGAGGCGATGCGCGACCCGACCTCGCCAGCCGACCCCGACGAGCCCGGCGAGGGCACGATCGACCCGCCGCCCGGCGACCCGCCCGGCGGCGAGCCCGGCGACGAGCCCGGTAAGGGACCGCGCGGAAGGGGCCGCAAATGAGCGCCCGCCAGCCCGGCGTCGGCGCAACCCCGACCGGCGGAACCCGCGTGCGGATCGGCCCGAACGAAGCGCCGCCCGGAATGGTCGAGGTAATCAGCGATACCGAGCTGATCGCCCCGTATATGGGCGGCGGCGACGGCCCCGAAGACGTGACCGTGATCACGAGCGCGGGCACCGCGACCGCGACCGGCGCGTTTTACGCCGAACAGCCGCCCCGCCCGCCGACTATCGAGGCGGTCGAGCCCGATCGCGGGCTCGGCGGCACGCGGGTAACGATCCGCGGAACGGGTTTTCAGCCGTGACCGGCGCGCCGGGCGCGGGCGCGATCCCGGTCACGTATCAGCCGATACCCGCGAGCGCGATGGAACGGCGGCTCGTCTCGGCCGACCGGCCCGGCGCGCATCTGTGGGTTATGGTCGCCGCGTGGATCATCGCCGACCCGCGCTCGGCCGCCGACCCCGACGTCATAAAGCTGATGGACCGCGAGAATCTCGTTCAATTCCAGGGGCCGGGCTGTTTCAAGTGCGAACAGCCGTTTAGTAACCGGCTCGCCCGCAAACCCTGTAGGGGGAAGCTGTGACCAGCACAAACGAGGCGCCCGGCCAGGCCGGGGCGCCCGAAGCGCCGCCCGAGATCGACCCGCTCGACATGGCGCGCAACCTCGCCCGCTCTGTGCTCAAATACGCGCGGCTGCTCGACGCCGCCGATCCGATGGGCCGGATCGAGCTGCATATCGCGCAGGTCGGCGAGCGCGGGCACTACGCCGGGCAGCTCGCCGCGAATCTCTCGCTCGTGTCGCTCGCCGCCGATTTTCGCCGGGTCGCCGACGTGCTCACCCGCGCCGATCAGACACTCGACCGGCTCGACACGCCCGACGCCGACCCGCTGCCGTTCCCCATGCCCGGCGATCCCGAGTGACCCGCGGCATACCCGAACCCGATCTCGACGCCGCCCGCGCGACGGCCGGGATGGCTTTTCATTTCATCGCATCGGACCCGGCGGTAACCGAGATATTCCGCCGATGGATCGAACATCACGCGGGCGACCTCACCGCCGCCGACGTGATCTGGTATCTCGGCGCGTGTCATGATCTGATCTCGCCGACCTGTGAGGACGTCGTGACCGTTGATTACCGGCCCGAGCGGCGCGGGCCGATGCTGTATCTCGTGGACGACCCGTAAGGGGGCATCACCCAATGAGCGGACATTGGTTCATGATCACCACAAGCGAGGCGATGCGGCAGCAAGCCGACGACGCGCTCGCCGCCATCGCCGCGGCGAACGGCGGCGAGGAACCCGAGAACCTGCGCGCCGCATACGATATCGACCCGCAGGCATTCGCGAAGCTGATCGAGGCGCTACTAGCGCTCGGCGCCCGCGTAGACGACGAGATGATCCGGCTCGCCGGTATCCGCCCGATCGGCGAGATACTCGGGTTATCCACATATCGCGCGTCGAGTGTGGAAACCGGAGACGCGCACGGCATAGAGTGATTGCCGGGAATCCGCAACCCCGAACCCAACCCAACCCGATACGAAGGGACCAAATCAGGTGACCACGATTACGAACGTGCTGTTGGTCGATGACCTAGACGGCTCGGCCGCCGAAGACACGATCAGATTCGGGCTCGACGGCCAGGCATACGAGATCGACCTATCGGCGCCGAACGCCGGGAAACTGCGCGGCGCGCTCGCCCGCTACGTCGACGCCGCCCGCATAGCGGCGAACGGCAAGCCGGGCAAGCGCGGCCGGAAACCCGGCGCCACGAGCCGCGGCAGCTCGGCCCCGGCGGCGACATTCCGCCCGCCGACCGCGAACGGCGATCAGCCGCTAACCCCGGCCGAGCGGGTCGCGCTGCGCGCGTGGGCAGCCGACCAGCCCGGCGTCACGGTCGCCGAGCGCGGCCGGATCGCCGCGAGCGTTATCGCCGAATGGCGCGCGGCGACCGGCGGGCGCACCGCATGAGCCGGGCCGATATCGAGCAGGTGCCCGGCTCGCGGCTCGTGCAAGTGCCCGCGCCCGACCTCGCCGCCGTACTGGTCGAGGGCGGCGTCGTGATCACGCCGCTCGCCCCGCCCGAGCCGCCGCCCGCCCGGCGCTGTTACCGGGTCATGCGGGACGGCCAGCGCGAGCCGCTCGACACATTCGACCGAGACGAGTCGGGCGGCGGCGCGATCAACGCCGTCAACCGCGCGCACTGGCACTCGACCCGCGGCGGGCCGGTCACGGTCTATATCGGCGATCGGCCGCTCTGCCGCTACGTCCGCGGGCGCCGGGCCGAGCTGCCGTGATCCTGGTCGTGATTTACGGCGGTCTGCTCGCCGCCGCGCTGCTCGCGCTGGTCGGCGCGATCCTGCTCGTGCTCGACCCGCACATACGGCGGCGGCGTGCCTAGCGGCGTAGGGCCGCGAGCGCTGATCGTTGAGCCGAACGGCTCGACGGCGCTCGTGACCCTACCCGCCGAGCCCGCCGCGATGGCAGCCGCCATACACGAGGCGATCGGCGGTTACCTCTGCTGCCCGGTCGCTGGCGGCGATTGGGTCGCCTACGCCGCCGAGGAAGCCGCCGAGCGGAACGAGCCGCCGAATTTTGTCGCCGACACGATCGCCCGCCAGCTCGGCGGCTGGCACCGCGGGCCGGGGCCGATCCTGCTCGGCGTGATCGTGTTTCTCGGCCGCTCGGGACCAAACGAGGTCGACGTGCCCGAGCGGCTATGGAGCATCGCCGACCCCGGCGCCCGCCCGCAACCGCGCCGCCCCGTGATGCGCCTACGAATGCGGCTCTACATCGACGGCGAGGTCGCCGACGAGACATGGATCGGGCAGCACGACCCCGAACCCGGCAAACCGCACGGCCCGCACGTAGACGGCGCCACCATCGCCGCCAGACACCGCGAGCAAGTCGAGCGGGCCGAAGCCGCCGGGCAGAGCTGGCAAGTCGAGGCATACGATCCGACCGCGCCCGATGGCGAGCAGTATTTCCGGTTCGGAAACGACGCCGCGGGCATGGTAACCCCGATTGCGATCATTCCCGGCCCGCCGGGTCACCCTCCGCAATCAGCCAACTGACCGACTACAGCACGACCGGAAGGGACCAACCCCCAACATGAGCGGAAGACCAACCCTAACCGTCCTAGCGGGCGGGCTCGATCACGAGTGCCGACCCGACCCCGCGAGCGTCAAGCGGACCGTAACGAGCGAGCCCGCATCGCTGCTCGACCCGACCGCTTACCCGCTGATCGCGGTCTGCGCGGGCTGCGCCGAGCCGATCCGCGCCGCAACCTACCTCGCCGACTGGCGGCACGTATGACCGCCGCCGCCGATGGGCACGCGCCGCACGAGCGGGTATCGGTCGACGTGGTCCGGGGCGATGAGGAACCCGGCCCCGGCGGCACGCCGTCGATCAAGATCGCTCTAGTCGCCGAGATCACGGGCGAATGGATCGAGCCCGCCGTCATCGCCGAAACCGCGCGCACGCTCGCCGACAACCTCGCCGGGTCGCTGCGCGCCGCCGCCGCCCGGATCGACGCCGAGTCGCCGCCGTGACCGATCAGCGCACGAACGAGCAACTCGCCGAAGCGCTGCGCGACCTCGCCGAGCGGCTATTCGCCGAGCGCATGATCGGCGATCCGGTCGCCGCGGTCGACGCCGTCGAGACACTCCAGACCGCCGCCGCCCGGCTCGCCGGGCGGCGCGTGGTCCTAACCGGGAATACCGCGCTCGCCGCCGCGCGGGCGCTGCGCTCGGCCGCCGAGCTGGCGACCGACCACGGGCAGCACGGCGACGGGCGGGCATGGCACGAGATCGCCCGCCGGATCGAATCGGCGATCGAGCGGGACGGCGGCGAGCCCGACCGCCCGGCGATTTACTGCGCCGTGCATCTGTACGCCGAGCCCGGCGAGGCGCCCGCCGCCGATACGATCATCGGCGGCGTTGCCGTCTGCATGGATCACGCCGGGCTCGTGGCGCAGGGGCACGACTGGCACGTCATCCTGACCGCCGCCCGACCGCCCCGCATGATGCCCTAGACGGGCCGCGTGCCCGCCGCTGATAACCCCCCCATCGGCGGCGGGCACGCTGCCGTCTAGACCTCGCCGCCGCCCGCAGGGCAGACTAGAGCCCGTGACTACCCGGCGAGCCCGGACCGCCAGCCGCGCGACCCTATCGGCGCGCGGTCGCCGCATGTACGGCGTCGGCGTCACCCGCTCGTGGAAGACCGCGAACTATGCCTACCCGCGCGGCGCCGGGAAAGATCGAGGCAAGCGCCCGAGCTATCCGATCGACCCGCGGCACGTCCGCGCCGCGCTCGGCCGAGCATCACAGCGCAACACGGCGTCGAGCCGGTCGGCGATCGAGGCGAGGCTACGCAAACGCTACGGCTCGGTATCAAACGCGCTCGCCGCCGCCCGCCGTAGCTCGGCCCATCGCTCGACCACGGCCCGCCGCCGCTCGACCCCGGCCCGCCGCTCGACCCGCACGGGCACGGCCCATCGCCGCCGCCGCTAATGCCTACCCGCGCCCCGACCGGATGCACCAACCCCGGATGCCCGGCCACCCAAACAGACCACGGCCGATGCGCAGACCACCCGCACGCTAACCGCTGGGCCGATGGCACGCCGGGCCGCGTGATGCCGCCCGGATGGGCCGCAACCCAAGCCCGGATACTCGCCCGCGATGGGCACCGCTGCCGATCCTGCGGCGCGCCCGCAACCGAAGTGCATCACGTAGCGCGACACGTCGAAGCCGACGAGCTGCTCGTCTCGCTCTGCTCGGGTTGTCACGAGCGGTTCACGCAAGCCGAAGCGGCGAAAGCACGCGCGATCCGGCGGCTCGGCGCTGTGCTGTCGGGAACGGCAATCGCGCCGATCTCGGCGCAGAGGGCCGAACGCGCTCGGGCGCTGCGGCTCGTGACGACGTCGGCCCCGCTCGGCTCGGTCGGCGCTCGGATGGGTGGGGGGTGACCCCGCGGGCCGGGGGGTGAGATGAGCGGACCGCACAGCCGACAGAGCCGCGCGAGGGTTGCGCCGGGTTCGGGGGCGCCGACGCCGCTCGTGCCGCCAGACTTCGGCCGCCAGCTCGCCGCGGCAGCCGAACAGATCGGCGCCGCGCTCGGGCTCATGCTCGCGCAGATGGCGACCGCGCTCGGCTCGATCGGTCTGCCGCCCGGCGGCGTGCGGACCGGGCCGGGCGATCCGTGCGGCGATGGGAAGATCGGGGGCGACCCGTGATCGGATGGGATGGGGGCGCCGATGCCCGGCGAGGTCGAGGGCGACGAGCGGCTCGTCGTGGTCTGCATCGGCTGTCTGTGCCGACCTGCGCGGCCGGGGTCGCTGTATTGCTCGCGGCGCGTGCTCTGTCGCGTATTGCACGCGCTCGGGCGGCTCGGCGCGCTGTGACCTGCGGCGATGGCGGGCTCGGCCAGGCCGGGGCGCTCGGCGCGTTGACAAAGGTTGACAAAACGAGACACCGCGCGGCGGGCGGCGGTTCCCGTTTTGCGACCGCGATCGAGGCGGTTCGGCGGGCGCTCGGGTTGCGGTCGCCGTCCCGCGATCTGGTCGAGGCGATGCGGCTCGCCGACCCCGGCGGCACGATGGCGCGCGAGATCGAGCGGGTTCGCGGCGAGCTGCCCGGCGGCGCCGTGCTCGACCTGCGCGCCGCGTGCCCGATGACCGGGCCGGATTGCCCGGATCGCTGCGCGTGCACGGTCAATCTCTGGTCTTGGCTTCGGCCCCGGATCGTGGCGGGTATCGGCGAGGCGCTCGGCGACTCGTTTACGTGCCCGCGCTGTGGCATGACCAGCCATAACCCGGACGACGTCCGCGAGGGCTATTGCGGCAACTGCCACGATTGGACGCGCCCGGTCGGCACGCTGGCGGACCCGGCGAGCCCTATAAGCCGATGGGTCCGGGGCGAGCCGCTGTTCGGGGCGGGCGGCGATCATGGGTAGCGCGACGTTCGATCTGAGCGGCGATCCGCTCGTGATCGCGGGCGAGGAATTCCCGCGCGTGATCAGGGATACGCGGGCGCTGCCGGATGGGCGGGCGCTCACGGTCGAGTATTCGCCCGGTCAGGTGACGCTTACCGCCGAGCTGCGCGAGGGCGACGTTAACGTGCTGCTCGCGCTCGGGCGCGACCATGGGTAGGTCGGGACCGGCGCCGACGCCGACCGCGCTTAGGGTGCTTAAGGGCGACCGGCCGTATCGGATCAACCGTGATGAGCCGCGCCCGCGTGATGAGCTGCCGACCGAGCCCGATTGGCTGACCGCGGGCGCGCGTGAGGAATGGCGGCGCGTGCTGCCCGATCTGGTCGCGATGGGGACGGCTAAGGCGGTCGACGCTTCGGCGCTGGCGGCGTATTGCGAATCGGTCGCGTTGCTGGCGCGGCTCGTGCGCGAGGTCGAGGCGACCGGGCCGATCGTGGCCGGGCGGGACGGCGATCCGGGGCCGCGTAAAAACCCGGCGGTCGCGATGGTGCGCGATGCGTCCGCGGCGGTCCGCATGTGGGCTCGCGAGTTTGGGTTCACGCCATCGGCGCGGCAGCCGCTTAAGGTCGAGCACGCGATCGGCGGCGGTCTGTCGGCCGGGCGGCTGTTGAGTTAGGCGAGCCCGCGCGCCGGAAGGGACCAACCGACCAGACCGCGCGGGCTCGCTGATCAGCTACGTTAGCGGGCCGGGTTTGGTCTGCGCGCGTTCGGGCAGTTTCGGCGCGCCGCTAGCCGTATTCTCGTAACCGCCGGTCGCGCACTCGCGACGGGCTGATTACCGGAAGGGACCAACCGTCATGATGAGTAGCGATGCGGGCGCCGCCGTGCCCGAGCTGCCCGAGCCGTGCGATCCGCACGAGCCGCACGACCCCGAAGCCGAGCCGCTCGATCTGGCCCGGCCGAGCTGGGTTATCTGCGAGATCACGTTTAAGATCACGCCCGATGACCGGCAAGCCTACGGGCGCGAATTCGGGATCGAGGGCGAGGCGAACGCGCTCGCCGACCTGCGCGAGCATCTGCCGGAACATCTGGCGGCGGCGCTGGCGGGCGATTACATGATTCGGCAGTTTACGGCGCACTCGATCACGACCCGCGTAGGGCGCGGGCGCTAGCCCGGCGCGCGCCCGCGACTGACCGAGCCCGCCGGTCCCCATGCAACGGCGGGCGCTCGCTAGACGGCCCCGGCCGGGAACGTAGCCCGGCCGGGGCTCGTCGTCGTGCCTGCGGTCTGCCCGCCAATCCGCGCGATCCGAGCACTTGCCCGCGAGTACCGCCAGTCTCGGATTCCCCCGCGGCTCGATTGCCGACCGAGCCGCCGCTAGCCGCGCCCGCGCCCCGAAGGGACCAAACCGAAGGGGCGCGGGCACTTACCGCCGATCGTATCGTGCGCGGCGCTAAGCGGGGCTCTAACGGCCCGAGATCGAGCCGGGTCCGCTCATAAGTGACCATTAGCGCCGGGCCGGTAGGCGCGAACGGGGCGCGCTCTGGCGGGCATTCCGGCGGGACGGCATTATGAGCTATGGCCCGAGCCGATCGGCGCCGATTCCCGCCGTGCCGCCGCGTGTTCGATGGCGACGTCTGTATGCGCCGCGGCGAGCATCTGTGCCGCCCGCGCTGGCGGCACGCGCTCGCGTTTTTTACCGAGCTGCTCGTTCACACTAAGGGCGATTGGGCTCGGCGCGCTTTCATCCCGGCCGACTGGGAACGCGACGAGGTTATCGTGCCGCTGTTCGGCACGGTCGAATTCGACGCCGGATGGCAGCGCTACGTCCGCCGCTACCGAGAGTTTTATCTGAGCACGGGCCGCAAAAACGGCAAAACCGAGCTGATCGCCGGGATCATGCTTTACCTGCTCTGCGCCGACGACGAGGAATCCGCCGAGATTTACGGTTTGGCGCTCGATAAGGATCAAGCGGCGCTCGCGTATCTGGTCGCCGTCCGCATGGTGCAACTGTCGCCGATCCTCGCGGCGCGGCTGGCGATCGCCAAAGCGGCGCGCCGGATCATCGATGAGCAGACCGCGAGCGTCTTCGCCGTGACCGCGGGCGATGCGCTCGGCGCGCTCGGCGTCGGCCCGCACGGCGCCTATATCGATGAGCTGTTGACCCAACCCGACCGGAATCTATACGACGCGCTGCGAACCGGGTTCGGCACGCGGGCGCAACCCGTGCTCGTGCTCGCGACCACGGCCGATAACGACCCGAGCGGGTTCGCCGCCAGCGAGCGCGCATGGTCCGAGCGCGTGATCGAAGATCCCGAGCTAGACCGCTCGCGGCTGGTCGTGCTGCATAGCGTGCCGCTCGACGCCGACTGGACAGACGAGCGCGTTTGGAAGCTGGCGAACCCGGCGCTCGGCGACTATCTCGACCCGCGGATACTGCGCGCAGAGTGCGCTAAGGCGATCGAGAACCCCGCGGCCGAGCGCGCGTTCCGGCAATACCGGCTCAATCAGCAATCGCAGCAAGCGGGCCGCGCGATCGACCTCGCCGTCTGGGATAACGCGCCCGGCCAGGCCGCTGACCTTGACAAACGCGAGTGTTACGCCGGGCTCGACCTCGCGTCCACGATCGACCTCGCGAGCTATGCGCTCGATTTTCCCGACCACGCGGGCGGGCACGACGTGCTCTGGCGCG